CCGCAAGTCGCGGTGGCAGTACCCATACGGCGTGCGGACACCCGACGAGAGCAACCGCAACTTGAACCAATACGGCGAGTGCTGTGCAGATTGAACGCGGAGCGAGCAACACCCTTGTGGTGATGGCAAGGGTGACGCTGTCACCCTCTTACTGGCTGCTCCACTTCACCGATATCGAGCGCGGTGGCAACGCCTACTGCGTGGTGGAGCCGGGCAACAGCGGTGGTGCGTTCATCAGCCTGACGTTCACCGAGACCTCTGCGCCGGTGGCGCTGGATGGCGAGGTCCTGCTGGCACCTCCGGGCAACTGGAACCTCAAGATCTACGAGCAGACCAGCAGCATCAACCTGGTGCCCGCCTCGGCCAATAGGCTGGTCAAGGATGTCGACATCTTCGTGGTCGGCGATGGCGTGGCGGATGGCGGGTGGACGGAGACGTGCCCTACCGATGGCGATGAGTGCGACCCGCTGTCGGTGCGCGTCAATGGTGTGGCGTATGCGAGCATCGCTGACCCTTGCGGTGCCATCGCTACCGTGGACGTTGAGCAGGATGGTACAGCCGTAGGCTCGCTGGTCGGCGGCGTGTGGGTAATACCGACGTGCGATGACCTGAGCTACTCGCTGGTCAACACCAACGATGATGAGCTGGACAGTGGTAGAGTGCCTGACCCTTGCGGAGAGAACCTTACGCTGCTCGCGCCCGATGCCACCATCCGGGCGACCGACACCGTTTTGACCGTGGCACAGGTGCCGAGCGGCAGTAACTACAACCTGCCGCAGACCTATGTGACGTATATAAACGCGGGCGGCACCCCCGTGGCGCTATTCCTGACCGACACCGGCTTTGATGGCCTCAACCTTGTGACGTCGGACCCCATCTTAAATGCCGACCTGCGCAACAGCCTTGGCAATGTGGTGGGCGCTGCCAAGGTCACGGCGGAGGACCTGATGAACGACACGGTGCCCATCGCCCCCGATGGCACCATCACCTTTGACGGCCTGTCCGTCGGCACGGTGCCCAGCGGCGACACCGAGAACCTAGACTGCGGCACGCTTCTTAACGCGGCCTATGTGCAGGACGGTGGCAGCGTGACCGGAACCTACCTGATCACGGGGACGCTCAACGGGCGCAACGTGTACACGTTGGACGGCTCGCACAACCTTGAGTACACCGGCACGCGGTGGAGGCTGGTGAAGCCCGGTAGCGATGTGGATGCTGCGTTGGGAAGTCAGACCTTCCCATGGCTTGCGAACTGGAGCGCGACGAGCGTGACGGTTCAACAAGCTACCATCGGTGCCTACTGCGGCGGCAACGAAGTACCATGTGCAGACCTGACCATCGCCATCAACGGCACGACGTATGGCACGGTGGCAGACCCCTGTGGTGCCACGGCTGATGTGGACGTGGAGGATAGCGACGGCAACCCAGTCGGCAGCCTCGTCGGTGGCGTATGGGTGGTCCCGACGCTTTGCGACCTCATCGGTGATGTGGCAGCGGGCGACATCGAGACAGAGGTCATCGACTGCATGGACGATGACCAGCGCGAATACGCGAATATGGCAAGCACCTGCGACCTTGACGCACAGGCGTGGATATCAGGTGTTGAAGCGCTGGATGGGCAGTTCCTTGAAGTTGGTGTGCGGCAGGCTGTGTGCGACCTTGTCACGGGCTTGAAGGCGGATGGCATATGGACGAAACTGAAGGCTGTTGGTCTGTTGAGCGTGGCGCGGACCTTTGATGCGGCCTTTGTGCCGCTCAAAGGTCCGCAGCCGACGGTGTTCAACTTCGTGAGCGGTGACTATAGCAGGAAGACCGGACTGGTCGGCAACGGCTCCAGCAAGTATCTAAACACCAACCGCAACAACAACGCCGATTCGCAGGACGACCAAGCCATCGGCGTGTGGCTGCACACGGCGCTTCAGATTGGCGGTGCTGCAATAGGCGCCGGAACTGCTGAAAATGGCGCATCACACATCATTCGTCGCACCGCGCCAAATGATACGCAGTTAGGCTTCCGCAGCAGGAACGCCAGCGTTGATGGCATTGCCGGAGGCACATCGACAGGATACGTCGGATTGAGCCGCACAAGCAGCACAGGCTTTACGGCACGGCTGGCAGGGTCTGACAATTCCATCACCAGAGCCAGCCAGACGCCATACAACAGCAACGTCATGGTCTTCGTGACCACCACGGCTGCTGGTGGTGGCTTCTTCGGTTATACCTCAGCACGCATGCGCTTCTACCATGTCGGCGAAGGCATCACGCTCGCAGACCTTGACAGCCGCCTGACCACATTCTTCACCGCTGTAGATGCCATCATGCCATGATAGTATCAGACATCATCAACAACCTGCCCGACAACGTCACCGACCTGTGGATGGTGATGTCGGCTGAACAGGCTAACACCGTGGAGAGCGCGTTCGATAATAGCCGCATCGCGCTGCGTCCGGTGCTGCTCTCCGATGGCGCATATACCCTGTCCTGTGACATCCTCGCAGAGGTCGGCAAGGGAGGCATCTACGCAGACGCATTCGACAAGTTCAGCGCAGCCATCCTGCCCTGCACGGTGCTGCGGCATAGCGATGTGCCGTGGATACCCAGCCCCGACATCAACCTGATGGACCTATGAACATCAGCACAACCTTCAGCAAGCCATGACCACCAGAGCAGAGCGCGAAAGGCTGATGGTGCGCATGGCGCTGGTGGCGCTGCTGACATCCATCATGGCGCTGCTGCTCACATGCAGCCTCGTGGCATGCGCTGCCCCGATGGACAGCAACACCCACTTCGCACGCCCCAAGTACGACATCGGCACATCATCCAAGCCCACACCCGGCAAGCCCAGCGTGAGGCAGACATGGTGGAAGAGCCTGTGGTTCTGGCAACCACAAACGACCAAGTACAAGCCCGAGCGCAGGCCATGACGGACATCATGCGAACGATATGGGATAACATCCCCGGCGCCCTCAAACGCTTCGTGGGCTATGGCGTAGCCAGCGGCATCGCCCTCGCCATCGTGCTCGCCATGTACCTCTTCTGGGGCACGGGCTTCCTGCAAGACCGCCTCGGCATCATGGTCACCAAGAAGGACCTGAGCGAGCAGACCGAGCACCTGGCTGCCGTCAGCGACGAGGCCGTGACCAACGTGGTCAACGGCACCATCATGCAGTACGACCAGCGTCTGCGAGACTATCTCGCCTCCGAGCGGCAGCTCGCCAAGGACACCATCCTGCAACCCATGCTCACCAGCCTCGAGCAGCTCGACAAGAACCAGCGCGTCCTCCAGCGCAGCATCGTGGCGATGAACGGCAAGATGGAGGACCTGCCCGGCGCGTTCGACGAGAAGCTGGCCCGCCTGCTGGTGGCGACACAAGCGAGCGACAACACGCAGAAGCTCGACGAGCTGACGCAGATGATCCGGCAGCAGCAGGAGGAGCTACAGCTACTGCGTCAAGAAGTGCAAACGGGTCGCAAGACCTCTAAGGTGAGGATGTGATGAAGAGCGCGATGAACGACCACATGTATCTTATCGGGCCGTGGGGATGGGCAGGGTGGGCGCTGCTCGGCTGTGCGCTGCTGCTGTACTACCGCCTGTGGACATCCACCAGCACCGTGGAGCTGCGGCGCATGAAGGAGGAGTTGGCGAAGGCGCGGAGGATGATCGAGGAACTCCAGCGACTGGAGCACAGCCTCAAGAACAAAAACGATGAGCTGAACACGGCGCACGCCCGACTGCACGGCGAGTTCACGGAGCTGCGCGGGCAGTTCAGCCAGCTCAACGTCGCCTTCAGCAGGCAGGGCGAGATGGTCGGCAAGCTGATGGAGGACCTCAAGCGTGAGCGCGAGCTGCGCGATGATCAGTACGCAGAGCTGATGCGCACCAAAGCACAACACGGAGACCTATGAGCAACATCGTCGCCATCGCAACCAAGGAGGTCGGCTACTCCGAGACACCCACCAACAGCAACCGCACCAAGTACGGCAAGTGGTTCGGCCTCGACGGCGTGGCCTGGTGCGGCATGTTCGTGTCGTGGGTGTACGACAAGGCAGGCGTGCCCCTCGGCAACATCGGCTTCACCAAGGGGTTCGCCGGATGCCAGACCGCGGTCGCCCACTTCCGCAAGAAGGGCATGGTGGTGACGGACCCGCAGCCGGGGGACATCGTCTTCTTTGACTGGAACAAGGATGGCCGCTACGATCACGTCGGTATCTTCGATTCCTTCCAGCCCTCGCGCACCATGTTCTGGACCATCGAAGGAAACACCAGCATGACCAACCAGAGCAACGGCGGGCAGGTGATGCGCCGCGTGCGCAACTTCAAGTCCGCGCCGGTGTTCGTCCGACCAAAGCACAAAGCCTGATGAGGGCCGCAGTCCTGTTCCTACTGGTGGTCCTCGCAGCCTGCTCCCAGCCCCGTAAGGCTGCGGAGCGGGGTTGTCGGAAGGCCAACAGGCACATGGCGAAGGCCATCATGCTGTGCCCCGACCTGCTGCGCACCGAGGCACGCGTCGACACGGTGACCGTGGTGGTCGATGGCGCGACGGACAGCGGGCAGACGGGCTACACGGCGGCGGACATGGACAGCATCACCGCCATCTGTAATGACCTGCTCAACACGATGATGGTGCGCGATGAGCTGGAGGAGCGCGAGCGCACCATCGAGCGCATGCGCACCGAGCTGTGCAGGCTCTCGCCGGTGAACGTGGCCGACAGCCTCATCGAGCTCAAGATCTGGACGCAAGGGCACGCCCTGCGCTACTGGTACCGCGTGCTGCCTCGCGTGGCTACTGCTGCGGTCACCACCCAGGTGCCGCAGGTAGTGTCGCAGGCGTGCCCCCCTCCCGGCGTTGCTCACTGGTACCGCACGGCCCTGTGGTGGACATGGGGGCTGATGGTCGCGGCCATGCTCATCTTCGGCGCCGTCATCCATCGCGACACGCGGCGGTGGAGGGCGGGCCTCATCCTCATCCTGCTGCTACCATGACAAGCTGCCCCACCTGTGGTGACGAGCTGCCCGAGGGCGCCGTCTGCCCGTTCTGCACGCCGAAGGAGGACGTCATCTCCGAGCTGATCAAGGCCATACGGAAGACCATCGGCCGGCAGTCGCAGAACTAATATTTGTCGTTTCGTTCATAGGCCTATATTTGGCCCATGAAAAAACGAACACCAGGCAGGCCCAAGGGGCCAAAGGGGCCGCGCACACGGATCGTCAAGGTCTCGCTGCACCCGGATGAGCTGAACGCCATCCTCAAGATCACCAACGCACCGGCGCAGTTCCTGCGGGAGTCTGCGCTGCTCCAAGCAGGGTACAAGCCATGAGGAAGCCGATGGGAGGCACGGCCTTCACGGCCATACAAGCCGTGTGCGCCATCATGATCGTGGTGGGAGCCAACACATGGGTCGACGGTGGCTGGGTGGCCGTGGCTGTGGCCTGTGCCATCGAGGCGGTCTTATTTAGACTGATTCTAAATTAGGGGTAGATGTTGTGCGGGCCATTTATTGGCCTACATTTGTCAGGTCAACGAACAACAACACGCCATGAACGCCAACGAACAAATCACCAGCCTCAAGAATTGCATCGCCTATTGCAACGAAGCATTGCAGTCCAGCGAACTTCAGCCTTGGGAGGCAAAGGAATACAGCAACCTTCTTGCCGATTATGTTTCGGAAGTTGCTAGGATTACTGAAGTGGTGGCTCAATACCCTGAGTTGTTTTGAACGACTGGAAGCATATATCAGAATCATTGCCAAAGGTGAACGAGTACGTACTGGTTCACGCCAAGTATTGCCAACCGCCCTACGCTATTGCGCGGTTTACAGGTGATGTGTGGGTTGACCACGACCGCAAATCTGAGATGCAGCACATTGAGTGGTGGCAACATCTGCCGGAGTACCCAATCTGCTTGCCTAAACAACACAGGCCGGACCCGCTCCCCCATAGTCCTTTAAGTTGCAAGGGAGCGGGCCGGACCTAACCACACCAACAACCAACCAACACGAACATGAGCTACAACCCCGCTTGGCCCGGCTACTTTTTTGGAGGACTGGTCGTGGGATTCATCATGGGGATGATCACCATGATGGCAACGGTCACTGCCCCCAACACCGCCTACACCAAGGGTATAGCCGATTGCCGGTCAGGCAAGGTAAGCTACACGGTTACTGTTGGGCCGGAGGGAGTGGATACTGCTTATACGTACAATCCCAAGTAGACCACCCAGAACGAAGAGAGGGGACTGAGGCCGGACCCGCTCCCCCATAGTCCTTTAAGTTGCAAGGGAGCGGGCCGGACCCGAGGCACTATTTAGACTGATTCTAAATTAGGGGTAGATGTTGCGCGGGCCATTTATTGGCCTACATTTGTCCCATCAACGAACAACAACACACACATGAACACCACAATCACCAACAAAGAGAAGAACGGGAACCGCGGATACTTTGTGTACCACATGGGCGAAGTGTTCTTTGCCATTTTTAGCTACGGCGATGGCGATGTTGAGTTTCTGTCCAAGCCATACCGTACACAGAAAGGAGCAGACAAGTATCTGACCGAATACCGCAAGCAAGCAAACGCCTAAACCACACAGGCCGGACCCGCTCCCCCATAGTCCTTTAAGTTGCAAGGGAGCGGGCCGGACCTAACCACACAACCAACCAACACACACACATGTCATACGATCCAGCTTGGCCCAACACCGCACGATACCCAGTAGACTTCACCGCACAGCTAACCATCAGCCGACCGACTGACACCACCCAAGAGACCATCCAGGAGACCGAGGAGACCGAACTCGACATCCTGTGCAAGATCATCGAAGACGCCGGATACACCGTCACACTCAACGAATGCTACCTTCAAGCCAAATGAGCCACACCACCAAAGAAAAGCTGCACATGCTCCTGTCGGACATCATCAGCGCAGAAGACCACGCCAAGGCAATCGAAATCGCCAAAACCGAAGAGGAACAGTTCGGGACGCACACCGACCTCCTGCATGTCACCCGCGATGTGATGGACGCCATCAACGAGCTGGCGCAGGCCATCGACCGCCTCGACGGTGACGTCGACGGCATCGTGTGCAGCATCCGCCAGCGCCCGACCATGCCAGACCACTTCAACTTCCCATCCATCCGGCCATGACCACCACCATCCCACAGCGCCCCGCACGGTCCTTCGCCATCTGGGTGCGCTACCTGGCGATCTACCGCCGATGCTATGTCTCGAGCCGTTCAACCTTCAACCACGCATCCGAATGAGCCTCACCAAGAACTCCGCCGCCTTCGACCGCATGATGGAAGAAGACCGCGCCCTCGACGCATGCAGCTACCTCAATTACCTTGAATACCGATACTTCAATGGAGACAGCAACAGAGGAGATGGTCTGGTCCATCATCCGACGCCTACAATCGGAGGACGGCGACCACTTGTCACCACGCGCCGTAGCCCGTATCCACGCAATCATCGACGACTGTAAGGTCGACTACTTCCCGGACACGGACAGCCAAACGAACCAAGCCAAGTGGCTGGCAGAACGCATCGAACGCAACAGCGCGTAGAGGGCGGCGCTCAACAGCCCCACATTAAACAACCCGATACAATGAGCGACAAGAAGAGTGAAGCCCAACAACTGATACTGCGGAACGTCCGCGTGAAGTACGCCAAGGTCATCCGACCCGGTAAGGCCTACGACGAGAGCCAGCCCGACCTCTGGTCAGTCAGCATGTACGTCACCGATGAAGACCGCGACAACCTCATGGCGCGAGGCATCAACCCCAAGGAGGACAAGGAAGGCTCCGAGTACTGGATCGCCAAGCGCAACACCGTGAGCCGTGAGAAGGCAGCGGTGACGCCTCCGGTCATCGTGACCTCCAACAAGATGCCGTGGGGTGGTGAGGACATCGGCAACGGGTCGGTGTGCAACATCGCCGTGACGCTGTTCCCGTGGGCCAAGAGCAAGACCCAGAAGGGCACGCTGCTGTACCTCAACGCCATCCAGGTGGTGAACCACGTGCCATACAGCTCAGGCGGTGGTGACGTGTTCGACGCCGTCGATGGCAACACCGATACGCCGGTCACCTTCTGACGTAACCGGGGGCGGCACATGGTCGCCCCCACCTACGCCCATGATCTGGCCCATCATCATCGGCATGGTCCGCGCCGCAGTGCAGGACGCCGAGCGACGCATCAACCAACGCATCGGACGGTGGCTCTCGCCGCGCCGATACAAATGACCACCCACCATGACAGACTCAAAGTACTTCAACGTCCGTGAGCTGCGCTGCTGGATCACGGGCGGCAAGCCCAAGCACAAGGAGCGACAGCCCGACACCCGACAGCGCAAACGATACAACACTTGGACCCACCATGTATAGCATCATCGTCCCCAGCGACTGCCACCTGCCCACCGACAAGGTCTGGACGCCGGAGCCAGGCTCCAAGGAGTACCAGAAGCGATGGGACGGGTGGCGTCCCCACTTCGAGCCGGACGCCCTCGACCTGTTCGCCCGCGCCGCCGACCTGCTCAAGCACAGCAGACCCATCGTGATCAAGCTGTCGGGTCCCAAGAAGTACACGCCCCTCAAGACGCACTGGTCGTCCAACGTCATGTGCATGCACGCATCAGCCGATGCCGACAACGTGGTGTCAGGGGAGGTCTTCAACAAGGTGCCCGAGGATGAGCGGTGCCGGTCATGCGAGTACTGGTTCCTCAACGCATGAGCGTCTACAGGGTGCTGCCCAGCGGCCGGCAGGTGAGGACGGTGGAGACGCGCAAAGGATGGGCGGCGATACACGTCATGGCCGGCGGGCAGTGGGAGGTCACCAGAGGCGGCAAGCGCCTCGGTGCGGGCAGCGTCTGGAACAGCGACACGGCCGAGGCCAAGCGCAGGGCGGAGAGCTTCCTTGCCAACATCATCGAGACGGAAGGATGACGGCGCATGGCACTTGTGGTAGCCCCTATACCCCCTATGGCAAAACTGTCGCCGACAAAGTGCGTTTCAAAAATGGCCGACCAATGTGCCGTTGCGCCGTAACCCGCGTGGCTGTAGGAAATAATGTGCCGTAAATGTGCCGTGCGATGTGCCGTAAGATAAATATGTGCCGTGCTGTTGGAAGTGTAGCTTTCGTTCTTATGTTTGCAAACCGACCAGATGGTCGTAGTGGCGTGCAGGCCATGAAATCGAACAGTCCCATAGCCCTGAGCTGAAAGGTCGCGCTGCACTGCGACCGAGTAAGCGAGGGGCTTTCTGTTTTTTACTGATGGTAACAGCATTCAAGAACTACAACGAGACCCACGCCCCGTTCCATCGGCCAGCGGAGGACATCCTTCGCCGAATCAAAGAAGGGAAGTACGCCGCCGAGGTGGAGCGCGTTAGGACCGAGCCGGATGCCGTCAAGCGGGAGCTCCTCAAGAAGCGCCTGATGTCCATTTGCTGGTGCGGGACATTCTCCCAGCGCCTCGACAGCGCCATCATCGAGCACAGCGGACTGGTGTGCCTGGACTTCGACAAGATGACCGATGAGGAGCTGGCCGCGCTCAGGAAGAAACTGACCGCCGACCCGTTCACCTTTGCACTGTTCACCTCACCAGGAGGAAAGGGCATCAAGGTGCTGGTCAAGATACCGCCATCGGTGGAGGACCACAAGGCGCACTTCGACGCGCTCGGCGAGTACTACGCAGACCCGCACTTCGACCGGACCAGCAGCAACATCTCGCGCATCTGCTTCGCATCGTCGGACCCCGACCTATACCACAACCCGGACAGCCAGCTATGGGAGAAGCGCAAGGAGCGCGAGTTCTTTGACCTGTCCGAGCGCATGCCCGAGATTAAGCTGCGGTCTGAGAACGAAATCATCCGCCGCCTGATGAAGTGGTGGACGGGCAAGTACGGTCTGGTGGAGGGCGAGCGGAACGCCAACGTATTCAAGCTGGCAGCAGCCTTCAACGACTTTGGGGTGTCCCGCATCGAGGCGGGCGGCGTGCTGATGGAGTTCGCCCACGAAGGGTTCGACCAGCGCGAGATAGAGCGCATCCTGCACAGCGCCTACTCCAAGGTCGAGAGCCACGGCACCAAGTACTTCGAGGATCGGACGACCAAGGACTTTATCCAACGGGGTCTAATATCGGGGGAGAGTAAGGCATCCATCAAGACCGCTCTGCTGGATAGGATGCCTGAACAGGAGGCAGAGAACGCCATCAACTCCATCGAGCGGTCCAGCCCTTGGATAGAGTTCTGGGCCAAGGATGACAATGGCAGGGTCAGGGTGGTGAACCACAAGTTCAAAAGCTGGCTGGAGCACAACGGGTTCAAGAAGCTGTACCCGGAGGGGTCCGAGAACTTCGTGTTCGTCAAGGTCGAGAACAACCTGATCAGCAACGCCAGCCCATCAGAGATCAAGGACTATGTGCTGCAACACCTGCTCAAGAAGGTGCAGGACATCGCCGTGTTCGAGCACATGGCAGGGGCCACCAGATACTTCAAGGAGGACTACCTGTCCATGCTCGACCCCATCGAGGCTACGTTCGTGGAGGACGCCGATGACCATGCCATGATCTACTACCGCAACTGCGCGGTCAAGGTCACCAAGGGAGACACCGAGACGGTAGACTACTTGGACCTGGAGGGCTACGTCTGGCGGAAGCACATTGTGGAGCGCGAGTGGAACGGAGGCGATGGACCTGACGGCCACTACCGTAGGTTCATCAGGCTCATCGCTGGCGACAATGACGAGCGGGAGGCATCGCTGCGGTCCACCATCGGCTACCTGCTGCACAGCTATAAGACCAGCGCCAAGAACAGGGCGGTCATCCTCAACGACGAGACCATCAGCGAGAACCCCAACGGTGGCAGCGGCAAGGGGCTGTTCTGCCAAGGCATCGCCCACATGAAGCGGACATGCACCATCGACGGCAAGGTCTTTAGCTTCGACAAGTCCTTCCCCTACCAGACAGTGGGTGCCGACACGCAGGTGCTGGTGTTCGATGACGTGGACAAGTACTTCCGGTTCGAGCGGCTGTTCAGCCTCATCACCGAGGGCATCACCCTCGAGAAGAAGAACAAGGACGCGGTGCGCCTTCCGGTGCAGCGGTCGCCCAAGATCATCATCACCACGAACTACACCGTGGGTGGTGTTGGTGGGTCTTTCGAGCGCCGCAAGTGGGAGGTCGAGCTATCGAGCCATTTCAGCGCCAAGCACACGCCGCTGGATGAGTTCGGGTGCATGCTCTTTGATGAATGGGATGACCACCAATGGGCGTGCTTCGACCGATACATGATCATTTGCCTGCGTGACTACCTACGCACGGGTCTGATTCAGTCTGCGTTCCATAACCTCAACGTGCGGAAGCTGATCAAGGAAACCAGCCACGAGTTCTGGGAGTGGGCGGAGGAGGGCAACCTGCATGTGGGCATCCGCCTGGTTCGCTCGAACCGGTTTGCAGAATTCATACGGGAGTACCCCGACTATGAGCCGAGGGCCAAGCCGCACGGCATCAGCCAGAAGAAGTTCACCCAGTGGATGACTATCTGGGGAGAGTACAAGGGGTACACCATGCAGGATGGTAAGGACCAGGCGGGAGACCGATGGACGGTGTACCTCGATGGGGACTCCGAGCAAGTAGCAACACAGGAGGCAGTAACTGAAGAAGCACCATTCTGATTATGAAAGCACTGAACACACTTTACAAGGGCAACTACTTCCGGTCAAGGACTGAGGCGAGATGGGCCGTGTACTTCGATGCGTTAGGTGTTGAATGGGAGTATGAGAAAGAAGGTTATGACCTTGGCAACGGGGTATTCTACCTGCCTGATTTCTGGTTTCCAAAGCATAAGATGTATGGAGAGGTCAAGGGCAGTGTAGACATTTCCAACGATGACATGGAAAAGATGAAAAGGCTTGTGCTTCAGTCTGGCAAAGACCTTTGCTTGTTTGTTGGAATACCCGAAAACACACTTGCCACTACTATAACAAAGGAAGACGACGGAAGCCTAAGGGTATGCCAACCAGAGGATGGTATGGGCGACTTACCATTCAGGGATTTGGTCATGGGGAGGCCTTACGAGAGTGGTATCTACTGGTGCGACAGCTGTGTGAAAGATGAGGAGCCTTTCAAGAGCGCACTACTTAAGGCTCAGACAGCACGCTTTGAACACGGTGCACGACCATGACCGACAAAGAACAGAAGGCCGTGGAACGCGCCATCGGGGCCATCGAGGCCGCCAAGAAGGATGTCAAGGGGCAGTACTATACACAGGCATGGATGAACCACGAGACGGCGCTGGCCGAGCTTCGTGGACTGCTGGACCTGGCTCCGCTGACCAAGGAGGACATCAACAAGCTGGTGAAGCCATGACGTGGGACGAGGTCAAAACAGCAGTCCGCAAAAGTGGACTGAGGCACAGCGTGCTGAACAAGAATGGCGAGTGTGAGATGGTGCATGTGGAGCAGCCAAATGGCAACTTCATCCGCGACACTCACCTATACAAGTACGAGCCACAGGACTGGGAGCGCAAATTGAAAATAGTGGGTGTTGAACTATCCGGTAAGCAACTCAACCTGTTCGCATGATTACCCTACGCCCCTACCAGACCGAGGCAGCGCACCATCTGGTCCGCCTACTGATGGACCATCGCATCGCCTACCTGCGTGGTGAGGTGCGCACCGGCAAGACGCTGACCGCCTTCCAAGCCGCTCGACTTCTTCGTGCCACCAGAGTGTTGGTGGTGACCAAGAAGAAGGCCATCGCCTCCATCGTCAAGGACGCCGCCGCCATCGGCGTCGAGGCCACCGTCACCAACTACGAGCAGCTCCCGAAGCTCAAGGGCACATCCTGGGACCTGCTCATCGTCGACGAAGCCCACGGCGTCGGTGCCTATCCCAAGCCGTCCAAGCGGTTCAAGGACCTCAAGCAGCTCCACTACACGCGCCTGCTGCTGATGAGCGGGACGCCATCGCCGGAGAGCTACAGCCAGCTATACCACCAGTTCGCCATTGGCCCTGCGCCGTGGGCTGCCTACAAGAACTTCTACCGGTGGGCGGACACGTTCGTCAACGTGAAGGACAAGAGGGTGGGCACCGGCACGGTGGTCAAGGATTACAGCGACGCCAAGGAGGCCATCATCATGCGCGACATCCAGCCGCTCACCGTCAACATCACCCAAGAGCAGGCGGGGTTCACGACACATATCGAGGAGCAGGTCCACCGCGTCGAGATGCTGCCCCGCACCTACCGGCTGGCGCGTCGCATCATGCGCGATGGGGTCATTGGCAAGCCGGGGCGCAGGGTGGTGCTGGCCGACACCGCGGTCAAGGAGCTGTCCAAGCTCCACCAGATCTACAGCGGCACGGTCATCACCGAAAGCCACGGAGCGATAGCCTTCGACAACAGCAAGGTCCTTTACATATCGCAGCACTTGTGTAAAGGAAAGACCGCCATTCTATACAAGTTCCAAGCGGAGGGGGCCATGCTCAAAGCCGCGTTCGAGGGGCGGTGGACCGACAGCCCCGAGGAGTTCAACGCCACCGACAAGGTCTACATCGGGCAGGTGCAGTCGAGCAGGGAGGGGGTCAACCTGAGCAGCGCCGACGACCTGGTGTTCTTCAGCATCGACCACAGCGCACTATCATATTTGCAGGGACGGGATCGCGCATCTTACCTTGGCCGTGACAGGGCCAACAGGGTACATTGGCTGTTCGCCGCCCGGTCCATCGAGCCGAGCATCTACAAGCTGGTCAGGAACAAGGAGGACTACACCACCAACCACTACCGACGTGACCGAAGCAGCCTTTCAAGCGACACTCATCAAGCGGTATGAGGCCGAGGGGTGGTACGTCACCAAGCTCATCCAGTGCAACAAAACCGGCATGCCCGACCTCATCCTGACCAAGCCCAACGAGGTCCGCTGGGTGGAGGTCAAGGCCGAGAAGGGCAGGCTGTCACCCGTGCAAGAGTACCGCCACGCCGAGCTGCGTGCCCGTGGCTTCACCGTTGACGTAATCAGACCATGAGCGACACAAAGTATTTGCGCGAACTATTGGAGACCGTAGATGTGCTGAACCCCGAACGGGCGTGCGAACGCATTAGCGAGGCGTTGCAGGAACTGCGACAGGTAGAAGCCGACCGCGCCAAGGATGCCAAACTGATACAGCGCCTAATCCACGAGGGGAATGCAATGGCTGCACTGATAGAAGTGAACGAACCTTTCATTGAAAACGATGTAAGGCGTTCACATTGGCATACGCATCGTGCCTCTTGGATGGCGGCAAATGACGCCGCCGAAGCTGCCGGGTTCAAACCAACCAAGCCATGAAGCTCCACCTCATCCAGCCCCAAGAACTCTACGGCCCCGAAGAGCGCGAGGCCGAGCTGCTCTACTGCTGGCACCAGAACGCCGCCATCTTCGATGTGGTCTCCGCCATCCAAGGGCGCCCAGACTTCACCGAGCTGTTCGCCATGTGCCTACCCGACCACGTCAACGTGATCGCCAACAGCGACATCTACTTCGACCACACCCTGCGCGAGAACAGCGACACGCTGGACCCCGACCAGTGCTGGGCCTTGTCCCGGTGGGAAGACCTCGGCGGCACAACACTGCTGCCATACCACCGCTCCGACAGCCAGGATGCGTGGGTGGTCCGTGGTGGCCCGTGGACCGTCGACGCACCCTTCCCGATGGGCATCCCCGGATGCGACAACGCCATCGCCTACGAGCTGAAGGCGATGGGCCTCGACGTGATCAACCCCTGCCGGAGCGTCCACGCCATCCACCTGCACACCAGCAACTACCGCACCTATGGCGAGGGGCGCGGAAAGCCCAAGGCATACACCATCACACCACCATACCACATGGTCAACCCCTGCACACTATGACGATTATCCACCTCGCAATGGGCATGCCCGAGTTCGACAGCGCCGCCATCCAAGAAGGGCACCCCATTCTGCGCCTCGACTGGGGGAGCATGGACCACCGCAGCCGGCAGCGGTCGATCATCGAGAACTGCTACTTCCTGAAGGCCGACGTGCTGTTCATGCAGCTGCAGACGCCCAACGTAGTCGACCCTTCAACATTGAAGGAGGTCCGCGACATGGGCGTGATGGTCATCAACTGGACCGGTGACGTGCGTGACCCCATCCCACAGCACTACATCGACCTGGCGCCGCACGTCGACATCACCGCCTTCACGAACCACCCCGACGTGCTGACCATGCGCGAGATGGGCTTCGACGCACGCTACCTCCAGATAGGCTACGACCCGCTGATCTACAACACCCTCTACCGACCGCCCTGCCGCCCCCGCATCGTGTTCATCGGCAACGACTACCGCGACCGGTTCCCGCTGTCTAAGGACCGCCGTGAGAAGGTGGACGCGCTGCACCACGCCTTCCGCTCGGACTTCCACGCTTACGGTAAAGGGTTCGGTAAGATGGTCCTCAAGGGCACCGACGCCGAGGTCTACAAGGAGGCGCTCATCGCCATCAACCTCGACCACTTCGACCGCGCAGGATTCTACTCCGACCGATACCTGCGGTCCCGCGCCTGCGGCGCCTACACCATCAACGGCACGGCCATGACCACCGAGCAGCTGATCGAGGAGGTGCGCAACGCCCTCGACAACCCCGTCCAGACCGAGGCGCTCGGCATGGAGCAGGCCGAGAGCACATTTGCCAACGACCGATGGAACAACCGCGTCCAAACGATAGCGCAATGGCGAACATCCTTGTCCTGACCGGATACACCGATAACATGGCCGACGTGGGGGACCGCTGCGCAGCATCGCAGCGCGCCTACGCCGAGCGTCGTGGCTACACCCATGAGACGGTGCGCACATACCACAGCCGGACGCACCCCAGCCACCAGAAGCTCGAGATGATCACCGAGCGCATCAGTCGATATGACGGCATCATGTGGATGGACGCCGACAGCTACGTCACCGGAGACATGGACCTCGAGCCGCTATACTACGGGCAGCACGTCATGGACATCAGCATCGACTGGTGCGCACCCATGCCCGACGACCTCACCACCACCTACCTGTCGGCCGGCAACTTCATCATCTGGCGCAAGGAGCGCACGACCAAGTTCCTGCACACATGGGCCAACTACTCCGAGCGGTATGCCGTCCGTGACATCTGCTGCTGGGAGCAGGACGGCCTGCGGGCCGCCATGAAGGACCAGCCGTGGCTCGATGGCCTCGTGCGCCGACACCCGCGCCGCACCTTCAACGCCGTCCACCACACCTGCACCAACCGCAGCTTCCCCATCAGCGCACCCATGCCGTGGGAACCCGGTGACCTGCTCATGCACCTGACCAACGTGGACCGCCTCGCCATCCTCAAGACCCTATGAAGAGCTACGCCGACATCATCGACCTGACCCAGTGGATACCCGACTGGCACGACCATGGGCCCTGCATGGACCGCCGACACATCCTATGGCTGCGATACCTGCTCATGCAGACCAAGGTGGAGCGCACCCTCGAGATAGGCGTCCACACCGGAGCCAGCGCATCCGCCTTCGTCGCGGCCAACATAGGCGACGCACACTTCGCCGACCTCGGCTTCTCCCTCGAGGCACACAAGGTCATCGGTGACCACGGCACACTCCACCAGCGCAAAGGTGCCGAGGTGCTGCTCGCCATGCCTCCCTTCGACCTGGTGCTCGTCGATGGTAACCACGACCTCGACAGCGTCACCGAAGAGATAGAAGCCCTCGACGCCAACCCGCCACTGATCATCGTGGCCCACGACGTCCGCTCCACCGCCGCCGGATACCCATACTGCGAGGGAGCCGAACACCTGCACCAGCACCTGAGCGATGCCGGGTGGCTCATCACCATCGACGCCAAGGACCGCCCCGGCGAAGCCACCAAGCGCGGCATGCTCGTCGCCACCCGCGACCCCGACATCCATCAGATAGCGCAGGAGACGTGGCTCATGACCACCTGAGCATCCACCCGGCTGGCACGGTGCGCGACGATGTCATAGCCCCACAGGTTCTCACCCGTCTTGACATCCGTCAGGCAGACGCCGCCATCCACGTCGATTGGCGTGGCGTCGAAGCCCGCCGCCCGGATGGTGCAGTGGCTGTCCTGATCCAACCCCTTGAGGCGCCCCGGCGTCCACAGCTCAGGCACCGCCGCCAGCACCGCCCTGCTCACCACACGACCCGCACCATACAGCAGCGTGTCACCACCACCCCAGCGCATCAGGCACGCACGCCCCGTGTGCTGGTCCAAGAACCCACAGCTGCCGGGGAAGATGTAGTCGGCATCGCTGGCCTGCACCGCCTCCAGATACCGGGGGTTGATGAAGTCATCGCTGGGCAGCACCACCACCCGGTCGGGGTCCAGCACCCGCGCCAGCGCCAGCGCCGCATTGTGCTTGGCACCCAACGGCCGATTCTCCGTCCTGACATACGTCAGCCCATACTCCACCGCAAGGGCCTCGCCCTCATCATCGCTCACCGCTACCACCACCGGCAGCAAGGGCAGCGTGTGCTCTATCCACAGCCGTGTTAATAACTCTCTCTTGTGAAAACAGGTGGATGCTATTATCATTGTCCTTGACTTAGTGTATCTATGAACCAAAGAGCACAGGCTATCTTGAAAGAGATAGACTATAGCCCAACCCATGTCCACTGGGGTCAGCACCGAGAGGAGGCTTGGTCCTTGGCGTGGTCATTGGCGGGCTACAAGCCCAAAGGTAACTGCCTCACCTGCCACCTCAAGGTGGTCAACATCCTGCGCACCGCCAGCGACCTGCCGCCCATCGGGCAGGAGGCCACCCAGTCACAGCGCGAGCGGCGCCTCGCCACCTGCCGAGGTGTGGCCGACGATGGCAGCGACGCATGCGAGCACCTGGCATGGCCGGGCCTCAACTGCGGCGTGTGCGGGTGCTTCGTCGACCTCAAGGCATCGTTCAAGAAACAACACTGCCCCCTTGGCAAATGGTGAAAGCACGCATGACCCTCGAAGATGGAACCACACCGGGAGCGATGCGCCACGGCAGCATCATCATCAACGCGCTCATCGCACGAGGGTGCCGCATCGTGCCCGACCCGCTGAACAGGATACCCGCCGAGTTCGAGCAGTTCATGCTGCGCCTCGACCCAGATGATGCCCCGCGCCTCAAGACACGGAAAAAGCCTACCGATGCCACGCTTCTGTGAGATCCTGACCCTTGCCGAGACCCTCGCCGTCGAGCGGCAGGAGTACGAGGTGGCCGACGCCATCATGGCCGAGGAACCTTTACGCTACGGCATCGTACGCAAGCTCACCAAGCACCAGCAGGAGACGTACGACAAGGTCCTCAGCATGGCCTTTGCCAAGCTGCTGGTCAACGAATACGCCAAGCCCATCAACAAGGTGAAGCCATGATGCTTATCTTATCCTTCATCATCTGTTTTGCCTTTGGCTTTTATTTAGGCTATCATCAAGCCGAAGAGTGATGCTTAAACTACCCATCAACAAGGTGAAGCAAAACAAAGGAGGCGATGCCAGCACAGCGGTGTAGCAACGGCAAGTGGAAGTGGGGCCAGCGCGGCTCCTGCGTCTTCGACACCGAGGAGCAGGCGGAGCGTGCAGGCCGCGCCATCGAGCGCAGCACCTTGCGCATGCAGGACAGCTACAAGCCCACCGACGGCATGGTGGCCGAGGCCGAGCGGGGGCTGGCATGGCGCCGCGAGTACGGACGCGGGGGCACCGAGGTGGGCCTCGCAAGGGCAAGGGACATCAGCAACCGCAAGAACCTACCCCTCGACACCGTCAAGCGCATGAAGGCGTACTTCGACAGGCACGAGGTCGACAAGAAGGGCAAGGGATGGTCACCCGGCGAGGATGGCTACCCGAGCAACGGCCGCATCGCATGGGCGCTGTGGGGCGGTGACCCAGGATACACATGGGCTAAATCAATAGTCAAGCGCAATGAGTGACCGAAAAGAACGGACCTCTACGGGCCGCTTTGGCCTTGGCAACACAGGGCGGCCTGCTGGCACGCCCAACAAGTCTACGATGGCTGCTAAGACCGCCTTCCAGATGGCGTTCGACAAGATCGGTGGATGGGAGCGCCTTGCAGAGTGGGCAGCGTCCGACAACGACAACCTCAAGGAGTTCTACAAGCTGTACAGCAAGCTGATCCCGCAGGATGTCACCAGCGGTGGCGACAGGCTGCCGTCCGTGACCATCAACGTACCACCCATACAGCCATGAAGAGCTGGAGAGAGCAAGCCGTCGAAGCCGGTGCCAGCATCACCGTCGAGGCTATGTGCGTCACTGTCTACCACCCGGCCAGCATGATGATGGTCAGGGAGGTGGTGAGCATGGGCGGCCTTGGGGACACCGTCGAGGCATGCTGCAAGGAGCTGGTGAAAAACATCGAGTCAAGGCCTCCAGCCCAGCACGCAACGGGGTGTTCACCGACTTCTACGACCCGTGGCGGACCTCAGTCCTAAGCAGGGTCTGGCATGGCGATACCTTGAGGACACCACGCACAGCGAGGTGTTGTATGGAGGAGCGGCAGGCGGCGGCAAGTCGTGGCTCGGTGCCCTGTGGCTGTTCACCAACGCCCTGCGCTACCCCGGCTCCCGGTGGCTCATGGGCAGGGCGGTAGCCAAGACACTCAAGGAGACCACGCTCAACTCCTTCTTCGACGTCTGCGCACAGCACGGATACCGCGCCGGTGAACACTACACCTACAACGCCCAGACCGGCCAGATAGCCCTCGGCCAGTCCACCATCATCCTCAAGGACCTGTTCGCCTACCCGTCCGACCCCAACTTCGACGACCTCGGCTCCCTCGAGATCACGGGCGCCTTCATCGACGAGGCCAACCAGGTGTCCGCCAAGGCCAAGGCCATCGTGGGGTCCCGCATCAGATACAAGCTGGACGAGTTCGGCCTGACGCCTAAGATGCTGCTGACGTGCAACCCGGCACGCAACTGGGTGTTCACGGACTTCTACGACCCGTGGCGCAAGGGCAGTCTCCCCACGCACCGTGCGTTCGTGCCGGCCCTTGTGACGGACAACAGCCACATCAGCCCCCACTACATCGACAACCTCAAGCGCCTCACAGGCCCCGACCGTGAGCGCCTGCTGCTCGGCAACTGGGACTATGACAACGACCCGTACGCCCTCATGGCCGCCGACGCCATCATGGACATCTTCAGCGCCGACCATGTCCCGGAGGGCAAGATGGCTATCACCGCCGACATCGCACGCTACGGCAGCGACCGCACGGTCATCATGTTGTGGTCGGGGCTGCGCATCGCCCATGTCACCGTGATGGACCGCAACGCGATCACCGAGGCCGCTGCGGCCATCCGCCAGCTCGCCGAGCAGGAGGGCGTCGCACGGTCACGCATCGTGGTGGACGACGACGGCATCGGCGGTGGCGTGGTGGACCTGCTCCCCGGGTGCGTCGCCTTCAAGGGTGGCGGCAAGGTCATCGGCAAGGGCGAGTACCAAAACCTCAAGGCGCAGTGCAGCTATGAGCTGGCGGCGCACGTCAACGATGGGCTGGTGGCGTGGGAGCCTGACGTGTGGCATGAGGAGGTCAGCACCGAGCTGCGGTGGGTCAAGCGGGACAAGGTGAACAGCGACACAAAGCTGCACATCCTCGGCAAGGACAAGGTCAAGGAGGGTCTCGGGCGTTCACCCGACTTCGCCGATGCGATGATGATGAGGATGGTGCTCGAGCTGCGCGGTGATGTGGTCGGCTCCGACTACCTTCGCGCCAAGGGGCAGAGGCACCGCCGCACGGCCTTCGTCGACAACATACGCAAGAGCATCTCATGAGCAAGTTCATCACACTCCATGAGCCGGACGGCTCCAGCCACGACTACCGGATCATGCCGTTCGAGGACCTGACCATCGCCGACTGGTACGACATCACCAACCCGCCCATCGCGCCCGACGATGCCGACGCGACCTACGAGCTGATCCGGCGGTGGGTGCGCATCCCCAAGGCCAAGCTCCGGCGCATGAAGCCCGCCGACGTGGAGGCGCTGGTGACCGCGCTCGGCACCATGCTGGGGCAGGCCACCAAGGCACGGATGGATGCGTGGACGCCGGAGGCCACCTTCACCTGGGGCGGCATCACCTACACGGTGCCCCAGAACATCGAGGCCGACACCACCTTCGGCCAGTGGGCAGACATCAACGCACGCCTCGAGACGCTCACCAGCGACGTGGACATGCTGCCGGTCATCCTCGCCATCCTGCTCGTGGAGGAGGGCAAGGAGTACGATGGGCTGGACCTCGACGCACGCGTCAGCGCCATGCGGCACCTGCCTGTTGAGTACGCCATGAAGATGTCCGCTTTTTTTTTCGTCAGCGGGACTCGGTTGCAGGACGTCATGAGCCGACATTTGAGTCAGAGGCTGACGTCCGCGCTGCAGCTGTTTCAGCAGGTAGCGAGCGACTTGAGCGACGCTACGGGTGGTTCGCCACCATCTACCGACTTGCCGAGCTGAAGCCCATCCTCGTGGCCCTGTTCGGCGACAAGGGCGAGGTGGTGCGCTACAGCACGGCGGAATGCCTGACGGTCCTGAGCTACGAGCGCGACAGCGACATGCTACAGGGGCGCATCAAGCAGAGGTACCAGCGGATGAAGGAGAACGAGCGCAGCCGCAAGCGATAGCCGGCGGCCTAAAGGATAGGCCACGGGGCGCCTTTGGCGGTATTACTTTCGCACGATATGGTTGGCGTCGACATCATCCGGGAGCTGTTCAAGGGTGTGGTGGAGAGCCACATCTTGGGAGTGTCGTGGCTGTCCGACTGGACGGCGGCGCTGGACATGGACCACGACCTGTCCTACCCTGCCTGCATCTGGAAGCCTCCTACCACTGGGGTCATCATCGAGGGAGATGTCAGCTTTGACACCTTCGGCCTTGACGTGGTGTTCGTCGACGACACCGACAGCGACAGGACCAGCGACCAGAGGGATGAGGCTTACGAGCGGATGGAGGCGGTGGCACGTCAGTGCTTCTACCGGTTCCGGCAGCTCTACATTTTGGACAACGCCACCTACCAAGGTGTGACCATCGACCTCGATGTGGAGACCAGCCCGACGCTGACGGCGCTGTGGGATGAGCCGGGGCGCCTGACGACCGGCGCACGGATGACGGTGACCTTCAGGAACAACATACCAGCACCCTGCCCCGATGGCTTCTTCAGCTGACCTCACATCGGCCAAGGGCCTCATGGAGGCTGCCATGGTGGAGCTTCAGCGCGGCATCGTGGAGGTCATGACCACGCGGGACAAGGTCGCCACGGGAGGCACGCGGGACAGCATGACCACCGAGGTCAACAGCTACGAGAACCTGCAAGGAAACACGTTCGGCATCACGGCACGGCTGGCGGCCAACGCCAACTGGAAGTTCGTGGGCAATGGGCGTGGTCCCGGTGGCATGCCTCCGGTGACCAGCATCCAGCGGTGGATAGATGCCAAGGGCCTGTCGCTGAGTGCGTGGGCGGTGGCTAAGAAGATAGGTGCCGAGGGCAGTGCCGACTACCGTGCCAAGCGGACCAACGTCTTCGAGGACGGCATCACGCAGTGGCAGTTCGATAACGATAACCTGGTCAACGCCGCCAATGCCATCGCCGATGCGATGGCGCAGACAGTGGTGGTGGACCTTCAAACAGGACTACGATAATGGCAACAATGACCATCACCATCACGGCCTCCGGCAACGGTGTGACGTGGAGCCGCAGCGCCTCCATCGTGGTGGACACGGCACTGATACAGACCGGGGACTCCGGCAGCATCTTCGCCACCGAGGGCGGTGGTGTCGGGAGCATCAGCTATAGCGGCGCTGCCGTTGTGCTGTTCGCTAACAAGGCGCGTGGAAGCCTCGTGAAGCTGCTGCTGACCGAGGGCAGCACGCCATTGGGTCCGATACTGCCACCGCACCTACCGTTCGTGATGTATAGCGGCGTGGGCACCGGCTTCACCGGCGCGGCGAAGTTCAGCACCACGGCAACAGACACGCCGACCAACGACCTCACCGCTGCCTCTTACAGCCTACTAACAGGCCCGCTCAACAACGCATCGTTGGTGGGTCTCAAACTGATCAGCTGATGAACCTCAACATCCAATACAGCGCGTCTGTCACCATCGACGGTGAGGCACGCACGGTCAGCGGCGGAGAGACCATCGAGGCCAGCAACATGATCACCGGGTCGCAGACCATCGGCAACACCTACGAGGTGATGGCGGGGAGTGCCATCCACCGCACGGCGCTGCTGCTGTACAATGCGGGGACGGTGGATGTGGCGGTGCGCGTCACGATGTCTCCTGCCGACACCTATGACTACGCCATCTTCAACCTGATCGCTGGCGGCGTCATGGTGATCCCCAAGCTGTTCATCAACGACGCGAACACGGTCGCCGAGGTGGTCGGCGTCCATGCCCGCACGTCCAGCAGCACGGCCATCGTTGAATACTGCTGGATCAACTGATGTCGTTCACTCCGCTATCATACCCCTTCGACTATCACAGCGCCTACAGGCCTATCCTGTACCGCGTGACCAACAGCGACTACCTGCCGCCGTCGGTGTTCAGCGCCAGTGCGCAGGCGGTTCGGGTCCGCCTTGCCACGTCCACGGAGGTAGACCTGTACGGCATCTCCTCGACCGACGTGGTGGTGGAGCACACCGCAGCGACCTTCTACAACAACGAGCTGGTGGCCTTGCCGTTGAGCGCGGCACCGGATGACCTCTCCGGCACGTCGCGCTACCCCGGCACCTACCGCGTGACCCGCGTGCTGTCGGACACCCTGATGGTGGTGGCGGCGACCTATGTGGGCATCGACACCGTCGGCGGCAGCGTCTGCAAGGTGAAGGGCAACTACACGGTGTTCGCCGTGGTGTATGGTCCGAACATCCCACAGCCCGTCGAGTTCTCCCTCAAGCCCGTGCTGTCGGATGTCTTCGGCAGCGTCGCCTACATCTTCGAGCTGGACTGCCGCGACGTCATCGCCCGCCACTTCAAGGACGTCAAGAACCTCATCACGGCCAACACCACCGCCATCACAGATGCGGAGGGGTATGTCTCGATGAAGTACAGCGTCCGCATGTTCGCGGGCTATGACGTGGTCAGCCCCCTCGGCGTGGTGACCTTCACGCGGTTCGATGGCGTCGATGACCCCACCTTTGAGATCTTCAACCAGGTGGCCGTGAACGCCATCCACCCATACCACCATACCGAGAGGGATGGCACGGTGGACCTCGACTGGGCGGATAGCTTCAGCACGGACTATGTCATGAACACCATCGGTGTCGGTGGTCCTGTCACCAGCAAGCGGTTCCTCTCCTACATGGACCGTGACCTGACCACGATACGGTCGGGCGATGCCTTCTTCCTTGCGTTCCTGTGGCAGGGCACGGCCCTGTCGCGTGGCAAGATGCGCATCCGCTACGGTGATGCCACGGGCACCATCCTTGGCACGGCGGACATCGGCAACCCCGGCAACGCCAACCTCGGAGCCACGTCATACATCGCCAACGTGGGGCTGGCAGCACACACGGCACCCGCCGGGGCTGTGAAGTTCCAGGTCTACCTCATCAACGGCAGCACGTCGGCGCGGATGTCCGAGATATGGACGTTCAATATCGAGGCGTGCAAGGGCATCAACAAGCGGTGGTACTACCTCAACAAGCTTGGCGGCGTGGATGCGTTCACCTTCCAAGGCGATGAGACGCGCCAGATGTCGGTGCGCCGCGATATCCTGAGCAAGCCCAACATGGCTATCCCTGATGTGCTGGCCTTCACGGGGCAGACCTTCACCAACGACTACCAGACCCGCGTGTGGCGGACGACGCCGCAGCGGAAGTACACAATATCGAGCGGCTTCCTGCTGCCCAAGGAACTGAGGGTGGTGGCGGAGGAGATGTTCGAGAGCGCCAATATCTTCA